CGGTACGTAGTTGAATGTATAAACTTTCATGCCGTTTAATCTCCTAATATTTTACGAGAGGCCCGTCCTTCGGGCCTCCCATTTAAATGCCTCAAAAGTGTGGGTCGTAGTACCGCCGCTGCGTGCCCAGGCTGACCCCTCCGCTGCCGACTTTGTTGCCCATGACCCGGTATATGCCGTCCGATCGCCGCGTCGCTTTCCAAGTCCGGCCCTGGCTTTTGGCCGCGAAAGGTTGATACCGGTATTGAGCCGAGCCGTCCTGCTGTGAACCCGAAATCACAATAGCATCGACCTCTCGAATGGTGATTTGATAGCCGGTGCGGCTAACCGCTTCCACGACGCCTGGGTAACAGTCCGTCACGCTGTAAACTGTCGCTATCGTACCGATCATCGGCTTCGTCTTCATCGCGCCTTACCTCCACTTTCGATTAAACCACGGCAAATCGCCGTTTGTCAAGTATTTGGCAGGCATGCTGGGGTTACGCTATCCTTTGTGCCTCTACAAGCAGTGCCTTCGCTATATCCACCGCTTGCTCCTTGGATAGAGAAACGACGGCAAGGTCGCCTGTCTCCTCCACAAAATGGATCCGTATAGTGTTGGACACACAGACAACCTTCGCCTTGTGTGGGTTCACAGTGATCGAGCCCGACATATTCGCCGCAGCACCTCCCTACGGCCATTAGAACACCCCGTTGTCTCTGAGTCAATAGTTTCAAATACTTGACAAGCCCATGCGGTTTGTGTTTTAATAAAAAATGGAGGAATTGGCGCGATGGCAACGAAGATAAAGGACGTGAAGGTCGGACAGACCTGGGTAGCGAAGGTCAGCGGCAAGCTGGTCCGGGTGCAGATAAAGGAGGAATTGCCGACCCGGTGGTCTTCCTCACCCAGGCCCTACGGGTCGGAGAAGCACGGCGGCTGGCGTGCCGTGAATCTGGCGACCGGCAAAGTCGTCTGGATCAAATCCCCGCAGCGGCTGCGCTATCAGCCGCCAGCGGCCCATGACCACGTGGCTGAGGCCCGGTCACGGCAAACCGGCTTTGCAGTCGAGCAGTTAGAAAAGGAAGCAAAGGCGGCCATGCCTGAGGCATTCGACTCTCCGGAGGGCGACGATGAGAACCGTTGAGGAAATAAAAGCCGAAATCGATAGTATGCGCCAGCCGGTACATGATGCCGAGGCCGAAGTCGAACGGCTTCGGTTAGTTCACCAAAAAGCTCTGGATGAAGTCGAACAAGCACGGCAGGCGGCCTTGAATCTGCTTCGTGGCATTCGCCCACGGCTTGAAGCCTTGGTGGCTGAACTGCGGAAATCGGAAGGCGTTGCCAAATTGCACCGGCTCACTCCCGGTCAAATAGTCGTGTGGCAACAGTCCAATGGTTGGAGCGGTCGAGACTCGCGTCGTGCCCGAATCGTGCGCATTAGTCTGACCAGGGTTCAAATCGAACTGGCCAATCCGTACGCGGATGAAGCCAAGCGCCGATGGGTTGACCCGAAGAACATTACGGTCGAGCTATAGCTTTGCGTAACTTTGTGAAATTGCAGCACATCTTGACAAACTGCAGTTTCGCATGGTTTAATGGTTTTAGAGGGCGCGACAAATGACACCAAACAATAGCGAGAAGATCATCGACAAAATCAAGAAGCTCCTGGCACTGGCTGCCGGTGCTGGCACGGAAGAGGAAGCCGACGCAGCATCCGGCAAGGTGCAGGAACTCCTGGCCTCCTACAATCTGAGCATGGCTGAAGTGCACGCCCAGCCGGATTCGGTCAAGGCCACCACCGATGCCGAGGAGGCCAAGCGGGTCAAGGACACATACAAACGGTCCGCGATGTACGAGTATCAGCAGCGGCTATGGAATGCCATCGCCAAAGCGAATTTCTGCTGGTACTTCCGGGCACCGGTTCTCAAGCAGAACTCCAGAGGCGTTTGGATGAAGGCGACCTACCATCACATGATTGTCGGCAAGGAGGTCAATGTTCTGGCCGTCCGCTTGATGGGCGATTATCTGGAAGAGACCATCAACCGGCTTTGCCCATACAAACCGGGCCGCGACTCCAGCCGCTCGTGGATTTCCTGGAAGGAAGGCTGTGCGGCCCGTCTCGGCAAGCGTCTGCAGGATCGCAAAGTCCAAATGGAAGAGGCGTCAGCCGCTGCTACCACCACGGCCCTGGTTCGCCTGTCGGACGTCTTCGAGAGCGAGTACGACGAAAACTTCCGGTTCATGTACGGCGAGGAGTCCTACCAGCTCATGAAGAATCCGGCCCCGGTGTCCGTGGTCGTGGCCGAGCCGGTTGAGACCGATGCCCAGCGTCGAGCCCGTGAAGACAAGGAGTTCAAATACTGGCAGAAGCACGACGCCAAGCAGAAGCGCGAGCGCGAGCGTTACTGGTCCAAACGCGATCTGAACGCGTGGCGCGAAGGTGAAGAAGTTGGTAACGATATCGGCCTTGACGCCCAGGTCAAGGACCGCAACCAAAAGGACTTGAAATGAGACTCTTCTTGATCTGCTATCGCGAAGGTGTCCGGATGTCGGTCACTCAATACTCGGACGAGGCCCGGTTAAACCGGGCCAAATCCGCCTGGGTCGGCCTATTTGAGAGCCGGACTGCCCAGGTTTTCACCGACCGGACTAACAGTTTGACCGAGGCCGATGTGGCGGCCCTGGTCGGCCAATTCGTCGAAGGCCCGTCGAACGGCCTTCTCCGAGGTAACCCCACCAAATCTTGACAAACCACAGTTTACCGTGGTTTAATGGAAAATGGAGGCAGGGAAGGCGATGAAATCGATGAGGGAAGTTTTGATCGACAAGATCCGGAAGGAAGCCGCCGACAGCAAAGTCCCGGTGGCCGACGTCTGCAAGGAACTTGGCATCGACCGCGATCCGCCGAGCACCTCCTGGTTGGAGGATTTCACCGACGACGAAATCAGCCGGATCCGGCAAGCTTACCGGCTGATCACCAAACGGCAAAAGTTCGTGGCCCGCAATGAGCGGTTGGCACGGGGGTCGAAATGACGCGAGCAGTAGCACTCAACAACATCGAAGTCTTGACGGTGAATATGAAGCTCTCCCAAGAGGACATCGCGTTGGTCGTCGGCTTCGTGACAGGCGTGAAGGTGGAAGTGGACGACGGTAGCGGCAAAGATCCGTTTGACGCACTGACCGACGACCAAGTGATAGCGGTTAATCGGCGGTTGCGGCTGGTAAATATAGCTTAGGAGGCAAGTAAAATGACGGCGCGACGAAAGCACGACGACCCGGCAGCGATTTCAGCCCGGTTGCGTAAGACATTCGCAGAAGTGAATCACAACGTCAAGGCCCGCAAGGCGGCCCTGGCCAACGGCACTGCCCTGGTGCCCAAACCCAAAGTGGATCCGGCGACCGGTCCGCTCTGCGGCTGCGGCTGCAAAGAGCGCACGCGTGGTGGCCGGTTCAAGATGGGCCATGACGCCCGCTATTTGATGCCGATCGTGAGAGCGGTGCGTGCCGGTGATCGCAAGTTGGCTGAATTGAAGGCCGAAGACCGGCCTCGCGTGAAATCCTATTTGGCCGCGTACAAGGAGATGATGAAGTAACGCGATATAAGCGGGAGGCCCTCTGACCGGGCCTCTCGCAAATTTGACAAAGGAGATCAAAACGATGAAGCAATATCACGGCTGGATCTATATCGAACAATCTGAAGGCTACTCAGATCACTTCAAGACTCACCGGAGCATTAAGGGCAACTCTGAAGTTAAAGCGTTTGGCTATGGAGCGGCTGGAGCAGCAAAGGCCGTGGACTACTTCGAGACCACGCTTAAGCTCGGGCCGGTGAAGCTGGAGAAGACCCCGCTCGGTTTGCGTGTATTCACGGATGCGGATGTGCTGGAGTATCACCCGGAGGCCGACGACCCGGAACCCAACCCGAATACTTGACAGACAGCGTTCCTCATGTTTCAATAAAGAAAGGAGACCGGAAATGGCGGCATCAGCCAAGGTGAAGATGGTGTTTTCCTCAGGGTTCAGGTTCGTTAAAGGCGGTAGAGTCACAGCGATTCTCGACCCGGACGGCAAAGTCACGCTGAAGGATGACGGCGGTAATCTCGAAATGTTCCACACATGGCGGGAATACGTCACCTCACAGAAGGATGTGCCGATCAACATTAACGATGAAGACCTGATTTTGGCGCAGTTGAGCACGACGCTCGGCGAAGTCGAAGTCATAACCGTAAACGCTGGAACGGTAGTCGAGAAGACCAGGGAACAGAAGGTCCGACCGATCAAGTCCGGCAAGCAGCCCACGGAAGCGGCTGCCCCAGCCGAGGGAACCGGCGACACAAAGGAGACCGAAGATATGGCGGCTAGTGCTGCTGTAGCGAAGCCCAAGAAACAAGCGGCGAAGAAAACCGCGCCCGCTAAGAAGACAACGACTCCCAAAAAGAAGGACCCGAAATCTGCTGAGAATGAATGCGCGTGCGGCTGCGGCGATATGGTGCCTCGCACTTTTGCTCAAGGCCACGACGCCCGTCTGAAAGGCTGGTGCCTGCAGATTTCACGCGGACAGAAGAAACTGAATGAACTGCAGCCCATCGCGCAGAAATGGTTCCGTGACAACGGCTACAAGGTCGGCAAGGGCTGACCAGGGTTCCTGGGTTGCTGCGTGTCGCGCCCAGCACGCCCAGGCGGAGAGGACCGGAGGTCAGGCCCGGTCCTCCTCTCCGATGAACGGCGGTTCTCAAGTTGAACCGCTGCTCATCCGGGAGACCAAAATGAAGCTTGTACTTATTCTTGTTTTAGCAGCGGCGACCGGCTGGGCCAATGACTGGTCGGTCACGCCATTAACGGATAGATTCACTGGCGCACCGTTTGTGGTTTTTGCTCTGCAAGCCGACGGGCCGGTTGCCCGTGGCATCTACAGCACTGTGCCGATGTTCCTCATCTATTGTGCGAATGGTAAATGGAATGAGTCTCAACTCAAATTCGGATCAGGCATGCTTCTGGCTCGCGACGTTAATCAGCACAATCAGATGACGGAAGAGCGCAACGATGACAAAATACACGTACATTTTTGGAACGTTGCCGACGACTTCTCGGTTTTCTTCGTAGATCGCAAGGCGACTAGAGATCTCATCTACAGCAAAATCACGCGGATCAAATTTGCCGATGCTCTGGGCCGTGGCTATGTCGCAGATTTCACGCCTCACGGTATGAACTTCGCTGCACTGAGGGAAGCGTGCGGGAAAGCGTTTGAGAAATGAAGATCGAAATTGATGAAGACGTCCTGGCTCTGCTGCGGAAGGCGACTTACAAATTCCTGAAACAGAACTCCAAGGACCCGGAATTCAACATCATCTTCCGCGCTCTGGAGATCGCCGACAAAATTGCTCTCACTCACGAATTGCGGGCTAAGCAAAGACCGGAGACTTCATGAGGGTAACTTTTAAAGTTAAAGAATTGATTGAAGAATTGCGGAAATTCGACCCCGAGATCGAGGTTTATATGTGGTCAACCGGATATGACGGGGAAATACCCATAACTAAGATACACAAAACTGATTACGATGGCTCTATCTGTCTTGCGCAAAATTAAGATTTCTTCGCCACCTTCTCCCGTTGTCTGGTAGCTTCTCTTAGCAATTCTCGCGCTAATTGTGTCGCCTCCACAACGTTTCCCACCTTGGCATCATCCAACCACAATCGGGCAGCGATTTTAGCCACCGCTAAATCTTCCTCATTCCACGCGGGCGGGTCCCATCTTGGCATCATTCCTCCTCAGGAAGCCTTCGTCAGTGATGGCTAGACTTTTGGCCCGGTCCAGGTACCGGTGCTCTGCGTATTTCGGAGACCAGCCCCACTCCGAGCCCTCATAGTGCGCTGAAATGACGGTAGCACGTGACAACGCTGCTGGACAGGTAAACTCTTTGAGCAGCGGCAAGTTATCCGGATGCGGCACCAGACCGGCATTGACTTCAGCTTTGACCATGCCCTTATCCCAATGGTCGAAGTCCGAAAGTTCAGCTATCGTCACCGGCTTCACGCTGTATTTGGCTAGAATGACCGCTGTGATGGCATCATCAATATCGCGGTATGGCTTCATTTCGGCCAATCGCTTGATCGGCGCTGTCTGGTCCAAGATGTAAGCTTCAGCAGCGTCATGCAGCAGGCCCAATTTTGCGAACCGGCTCGGCGTAACTAACGAGAGCCGTATGCAATGTTCAGCCACTGAATAGAACCGCCGCGTGTGACCGGCGTAGCGGCAAATGTTGGACAAAGCATGCGCAATGTCCGCGATGCAAATCTGCTCAGGTTGCGGATCCAATGGATCGAGCCGCTTGCCGGTAAAAGTCGGTACCCACGTCATTAGCCCTGGCCTCCTGTGCTACCAAATCCGTTTTCGCCGCGATCACCGGCTGGAAAGTCCTTGGCCGCGACCTCTTGCATGTCCGACGACATCAAATGATGGAGAATGAGTTGAATGAGCCGTTCGCCTCTCTTTACTGTGACGCGTTCATCAGTCGGATTGTAAATTGAGGCCCACAATTCGCCGCGATAGCCGTTGTCGATGATGGCAGTGTTGACTATCAAATTCCGCTTGAAGAATGTGCTGGATCGACCGACGATAGAAGCCCAAGCCCCGTCCGGCAAGGCCACGCGTAAATTAGTCGGCACGTTGGCCCAGCATTTCGGGTCGATAGAGACTTGCCTGCTTGCGGACAGATCAAATCCGGCATCGCCTGGATAGTGCCGAATCGGCGTAAAGTACGGCAATTCCTGGTTTACCGGCGCAAAGAGGATCGTCGGTCTAATCGCTTTCGGGTTCTGGGTCATACTTACTTTCGGGTTCTGGGTCATACTTTAATTCCTGTGAGACTAAATTGATGTAATTACTGACGATGAGATCATCCTGGTGCGGCCCGGTGAAGATCATAGTGACTGGTGCGCCAGCCATCACTTCCATTCGCGCAATATGTTCAACGGTTTTATCGTCTAATTGGTTGTGCTGGCGCACGCTACGGTTAGCGTAACTGATGTAATCGGCACCATGCAGAACTAAGTTTGTGGGCCGGTTCACCCGGATAGATCGCTTGAACAATTCCCAATCCCATTCACCGACGCGCCGTATCTTTCTGGTGACCGAGGTCAATTCGATCAACGGCATGTTAGCAGGGAATCCGGCCCGTTCATGCACGGTTTGCCAATCGATTTCCTTATACATCGGACCGGAATTGCCACCGACGCGGATCGGGTAGGACCGGTAAACTGCGTAAATTCGGTCGCATGTTCTCGGCGACAGACCGCATTCGGCCAGGAAAGTGGAGGCTGCAGTGTCCTTGGACGTGCACCACGGATAGTGCGGCACGCAGAATAGCGAGAGGCCCAGGCCCTGCGTACCTTCAACGATAATGCGTTTGCCACTGTCGTGTATTTCGTTCAACAACTCCACTGTGTCCGTAATGAACGATACCAGATCCGGCACGTCGCGAGCCAAAGTTGCATCACGCATGGCCCGCTTCGAAGCCGTCCACCCGGTGCCGGTCTGCGTGGAGCCGATGCGATCGCCCAAATTCACGCTGCGCTCCTTCGCTGCTCCGATATCGACGACGGCAGCCATCGGGTCGATCTTCAAAGAAGGTCGAATGTTGATGTCGAGACTGTCCAACTGATAAATTTCCTTCCACAGCAATTCAGGATCAACAATAGAGCCAGCGGCGATGACGTAATATAGCCGAGGGTTCCGGCTTGCCACGGCTGATGGGATTTGACGCATCACCATGGACTGTTGGCCGAAATACACGGTGTGTCCGGCATTTGGCCCTCCACATCGCACTGCTGCGCCAACGCTTGGATCGTCGCGGCAAAGTTGGACCACACATTTTCCTTTACCGCTGCTTCCATAAAAACCGTCCACTACGACCGTGACCGGCATTGATGTTTAAACCTCCCTGCTGTCAATAGCTTGGTGAATCCTTCCACGATGATTTCAGCAAGCTGTGATGCGTTTGCATTGATTCCCGGAATCATCACCAGCACGATCGCTTTCTCTTCCTTCACAATTTCAATAGTTGTGTATCCGTCCTGATGCCAGGACCTGGGAATCCGCTCTAGCGTGTTGATATAAAATGATGGCATCAACTTTCCTTTTTGTCCGGGTTCGTCATTTCGATGGTGGTGTAGGACGTGGACCAGGACGTCTCCTGCAGGATTTCATTCACATCTTCCGCTGACACGCCATGCGTCAGCATCGATTTTGTCAGTTTATCGATACCCACGCCAGAGGCCCGTCCGTCTTTCACTCGGAAAATGCGGCCATTGTAAACAAAGGCCCGACCGAATGGAATCAGAGACGATGCCAATTCATCGATGATGCCACCGCCTTCATGTTTGCCGTGATTCTTCTTTCCTTTTAATGCAGTTTCGGCTTCATCAATCGCTTCCTTAAAGGCTCGGCACCGGTCGAGCAGATCCATGATTCGCGTCTGCTCTCTGCTGTTTTTGATGACCGCGAGATTGAGCACGCCCTCCGGTGCCGGTTCCGGTACCCGCTGCTGCTTTTTCGTCTTTGTCGCCATAGATCCTCCTATTACAGCATACCAGATTGTTGTCTCGTGGTCAATACCACAGTTTTAGTCTTTGTGGCAGCATATTCCTGGCGCTTGGCTTCTAACTCTTCCGGCGTTGGTTGCTTCCATTTAGTGCTGCTCAAATTGACATAATCGCGAAACCATGCCAGCACGCTGAGTGTGGCTTCGTGAATCTCCTCATCATGTGCACCGTAGCAGATTGAGCACTCCTCTTCAGGCGGTTTCGATTTCCTGGATTTTTCCATGGGTGAAACTCTGCTTAAGCGCCACCAAATCCGCCACAGCTTGGGCCAGTTCTGATAGTCGAACGTTCTGCCTGTACTGGGGTTCTTTATGAGTAGATTCATACCACAATTCGGCTAATTTGATCACCTTGCATTCAACTACACGTAAATCGAAATAGCGGGTGGACTGATGATCGGCCTTCGATTCCGCCCGCAGTTTCTTGTATTCCGGCGAATGAATCGTGCAGTAATTGTGGCCCTGATATTCGCAGGTGGCATTACGTCTGCACGCGACGCCGTAGGTGGTGGTTGCTGAGCATGATTTGTTCATCATTTCTCTAACTTCCCCCATCGATCGCCATAAGCGTAGCTCGACTTGATTGGAGTTGCGAATCTAACGCAGTTGGCGACGATCTCTTGACATTGAACCAGACTTTCCTCGATGCTGCGCTCGTAGCCTTCGACGAGCAATTCGTCGTGAATTTGCAGCAACGGCATAATGGGCAGGCCGCTTACGATGGTATCCCAAATTTCGGCCATGGCCAATTTCATTACGGTCTGCGCCGTCGATTGAATTCGGTGTGAATAGGCATACCGGAGACCGGCTTCAACGATGCGCTTATGAACGGATTTCACCTCCGGAATCCAGCGAATGCGGCCCGCATAATCCCAAGTATAGCCGTACTGACGAGCCCGACTGTACTGCTCATTCATTGCCGGTCGGATCTCTGAATAGACGCCAAACCAGGAGTTGATGGCTTCAGCACACTTTATCAGCGGCCATGAATCGACGTAGGCTTGCCGGTCGGCCTCCGTCCAGGATTTGTCGGAAGCTACTAGAATTTGGTCGCGCAAGCCCTCTTCAGTGATGCCGAAGAGGATACCGAAACCGATACGCTTGGCCGGATACCGGTGCTTCATCTTGTCTAATTTGTCCACCGGTAAATGGAAAATGCGGCTGGCCGTCTCCGCATGAATGTCGCCATCCCGCAGGAACGTGTCAATCATCGGAAAGCAATCGGCGTCATCCGCAGCCGTGCGCATTTCGATCTGCGACAAATCGATAGTGCCCAGCTTCCGGCCCGGTGGTGCGATATAGCCGTCTCGAATTCGTTTACCGAGATCGGTACGGACCGGTTGCGCCATCAAATTCGGCTCTGATGATGAAATGCGTCCCGGCACCTGTCGCGTGACTCGCAGTGTGGTACGTACGCGGCCATCATCTTGGCTAGCGATGACCGGCAATACATCGGTATAAGACGTGCGCAACTTGTGTACTTCAGTGAATTCCTGTATCTTTGGGATGCACAGGTGCTGATGTTTGATCGATTCCAGCGCTTCGTCGTCCACTATGTACCGTCTTTTGGACGCAACTTTCTTGATGTGCATCGGCTTGAGTTTAAGTCGATCGAACAGCAGAGCCGCGATCTGGTCCGGTGAGCCTAGATTGATCCGATAATTGGTAAGCCTGCGCACATCCTCGGTCAGCCGCTCTTCCTCTTCCTTCAGGTATCGACTGAATTTGTGAAAATGGTCCTTATCAATGAGGATGCCATTAGCTTGCATCGCCGCCACCATCGGCATGACGCCCAGGTCCAGCCGCCGAATGTTGGTGGTCGAGGGTTGATCCAGGAGCCGTACACCGTTATAGCAGGTTTGTTTAATCATGCGAGTACAAACTTCCCGGGCCTCATCTGCCGGAATCGCACGGCCAGCCGCCGCAGCATCCACCAGACTCGCAAAGTGGCGTCAGAGTCACGGCAGGAATAATGCGTCACACGCCGCTTATCCCGCTCCCAGGCTAGTTCAATGCTGGGTACCGGCATCGGCCCAAACATGCTGATCGCGGGCAATTTCTCCTCGTCCGACCAGTTGCGCCAGCGGTCGAGTAGGTCCGTTTCTGGGTCCTTTGTGGCGTCTCCGAGCCCTCTCCTTAGTTTCTGAGTGAGGCTCTGAGGCCGATATAGCCGGTAGCTTCCGTCATCGTTCAGGACAAGGTATTCCTCTGGTTTCGGCCATTCCCATTGGGCCAGCGTCTCGAAATATTCGATGGCCTTCTGACGGGCAAATGGTCGGACCAGATCCTCGAATTCCTCCATCTTCATTCCGCACAGCCGCCAAGCCAGAACCTTGAGCGATTGCGGCTGGTTGCCCAGATGATAGGCCCGGACCATGGTGTCGTCAAATCGGCGTAGAAATAGGCCGATCTGCTCATAGACCGGCCCGTCAAACAGGTAATTGTGCACCAGCCATAGACCGCGCCTGCGTCTGGCCCATTTCTTATATTCTTCCAAGGCCCGTTCGTTGGCCTTCCGGATCATATAGCCGGTGCCGGTCAAAGTGCTGAACGACAAACACCAGAAATCCTGCCGGGTAACGCCGCGTTGTGTTTCCACCGGCACGGTCTCGGTATCCGTGGCGCACGGGTCGTCGTCCGTGCCGTAAACTGCACTGGCCACGTCCGAAGCCGTCTCCAATTCCATATACATCGGGTCCGGAAATTCGTCGACCGGCTGATCGTCGCCAAAGTCTAGGAAGGCTCGCAATCTTTTGAAATCATCCCGGCTGGTTTGAATGGCGCTGGTCTGGTGGAGGCCGAGAGCGAAATGGATCATAGCAAAGGTCGGCACCCACACGCCGCACCAGTTTTGCTCACCCAAATAGCGACCATGCACGGCCTCCAGGTCATAATCACCGGCTAGAGATAACGCCGCAGGCCCCATCGGCACGATCAATTTCGGCTTCATCTTGTTGAGCAGACCCGGCAAATGGTAGGCCGCACATTGCTGTAGTAATTGCCGGTCGCGCTTGGCGTTATAGACCGGCAAGTAACATTTCAAGCAATTGTCCATGCCGACGCCGCCACGCTCCAAACCGGCTAGCGGCAAGTAATGCTTATTCAGTTCATCGGACGCGCCGCCCACGAAGCACCGGCCCTTGGAATTCTCCTCCTTACCAGGACCTTCACCGAGAAACAGCACGCCAGCGCCACCTGGAATGTCAGGCGGAATCGGCGGACAACCTGAGACACGCGGGCAAGTTGGGCACGGCGTCATGCCATATCGCGCCGACCTCTGCTCTGCGTATGTCATTGCTTCTTTCTCTCGCGATTCGCCACAGATTCAAAATACGCTAAACCAGCGAAAAATCCAGCCGCAAAACAGATGAGCGCCCCAAGTATCATCATTGACTCTTCTCCGCCGACAGGACCCTAGTTATCTCACATAGAAACATGGCACACCAGAGCACGGCTGCTGCGTCATCGTCATCGGCCAGCGGATCTGCACCCGTAACGATCTTGTCTCTCAATAAGAGCAGGTGCTTGATGCCATGGTCAATCCGGTCCATAATGGCCTCTGTGTCGTGGGCCACATCCTCTGTTTTCTCCGGTTTCATCGCATTCCACGACGTGCCATCCGGCCTGCGGTCTACACCAAGTTGACACCGCGCCGCGAGCCGCTCTAGCGAATGTGTGGTGATATAGTGAAATGGTGGTACCCTGGACGACGAAACTAAACCGGATGCGTGCGTCACATTTGGAACGCGCTTTGTAGTCTTAATCGGCGATGTCACAATACTTTGACTCCTTTTGCAATTGATGGTCTCTCCTCTGGATGCAGCAGGCCCAACACGTAACCGAGCATGAAAGCGCAACCCAAATACCCAGCGCTTTTGGATGCCGCTGCCTGCACCGACATTGGCCTATCCGCCAATTCCTCCATCCAAGCAGACATCGATTGCAGGCCCATGCTCTTCAGGAATTCGAGATTCCTTGGGTGTTCACCCAGAACTTCATGAACCAATGTCTTGTGCACGTCAGCAACAGTCACGGTTTAATTCCGTTCCACTCCTGCCAGATTTTCAGTGCTAAGGTCTTGCCAATTCCTGCCACTTTCAACCAGTCGCTAACTTCAGCATTGGCCATGTTGCGGCCTGTATGGAAATATCCAACCACAGCGGTGGCCTTCTCCCAGCCGATTTTGTAGCACTCCTTGGCCACACGCTGCTCGAATGTCGGCTTCATCATCTGCACAAATTTCGGCAATTCGGTCCAGAATCCAAGATGCGCCCGGTGCTTGTCGTACTCTTTATCGTTCCACCAGTGATACAGATTGAGGATGACTTTGGCCGTCTCATCAGCGGTGCTGGTACGCTTGACCGCGATGCCGCCGAATTCTGCCATCGTGGTCAAGTATTTGTCCAACTCAGAGTACATGAAGCTTGAACTGTTGGTATTCAGCTTTAGCGGCACCCATTTGTTGCCAAAGTATTCTTCCAATACCCCGTCGATGGGATTTGGTCTGTAGATGCCCTCGACAATCAGGTACCGGCGCTGATAGAGGTCGCTCATGTTTGGCGCTTGATTGGCAGAGAAGCGGCCCGAATACCGTATCGACTCCATCATGCCGCGCACGCGTTTATATTCGATGCCGACGAAGATGCGTTTGCCGTCCGGCCCATTGCCCTCAAAAGCGTAATCCGCTGACGGCAAATCCATATATTCGACCGGAAGCGGACCGGCACCATCAATGATAGCTTTGATCAACGTCGCTTCGCGCCTATTTACGTGTCGCTCGCGCTGATCAATCAGAATCAAGGTGCATCCTTTTGTCGTACATGAGCCGTTTCTGCACCAACCGGCACGATTCACAGAGTTCCGGATGGGTGGCCCTCTCGCAAACGTGCGGATAAATAGCGTTGACGCCGTTCCTTGGTCGTTCCGGCTGCAACACCCTGCTGCCGTCTTCGTTGAACCAGCGTTTCAAGAGCCTGTGTCTGATTACTTCCTTTACTTCTTTCATTCCCAATCCTTTGGTGAGTTCTCGAACACAGCCGCCGCAACCTCGGCGAAGTTGCAGAGGTCGCCCTCAAATGTCATCCCGGTAACGCTCGGATTCTGTCTGCAATTCAGGATCCGGACGCCGAAAGTGTTGTCACCTGGGATGAAATAATGCTCCAGGTTGGATTGGATGAGATAAGCGGATTCGCCAAATCCCATGCGATCATAAAGGCCTTCCCACGTATCGACGTCACGGCCTTGACTATCCTTCCTCCTGGAATAGACGCGCTTCATGCCGTGAACCAGCACGAGACTTTTGTCCGTATCGTATGCCTTGCGGATGAAGCTTTTGTAAAGCTGATTCAGTGATAGATAAGCCTTCTTGATGTCGGCAGCTGGATTGAGTTGCCCGAATTCAGCGAGCCGCATCAATTCCCACATCTGGTCTGCGCGGTCAAATACTATAGTGCGCACATCTTTGTGGTCGAGCGCTCTAAAGTAAGCATCGCGCACGTTGTCGTAATGTTTCTTGTAGCCGCGTTGGTCGGTGCTCCCGTCAAGCGGTGGAATGTTGTAATTAAAACCCCACAACTTGCGGCCTATACGGACGAATTTCTCGATCACGCCTTCCAAGCCGATGTCCAAATTGATGTAGGCCACCGGGTCTGGTGCGTTGCGTAACCAGAAGTCCGATTTGCCGGTGCGATCCATACCCTGCGTGCCGAATAACGCCCGCTGCGGAATGTCGGCTGACGGCAATGTAAATCCAGCCGGTAATGGTGGCACCGGCTGGAATGCGTGTTTCACGAATGCCATCTATTTGGTCTCCTTTTTTCTAAGCACGACCGGTGCATGTCCTGTAACCATCCGCCAATTTTCTACCAATTCTCGCTGCGAAAATTCCAGACGGTAAAGCCGATATCGGGCACCGGTCTGCTTATAGTCACCGTTCACCCAGAAAATGTGATACTGCGCCAACCTTGTGCCGTAAGCGTAGCAGTAACTCATCGTTTGCGTAAGCCACAGCCATTCGGCCTCTAAATCCTGCTCGCGCCGCATGCTCTTCCAGGTGAGTTTGAATTCGTGCACCACCGGCTCGCCCACCAGATCCACGAAGCTGAGGCCGTCCGGTGTGAGGTAAATGCCGTCCTTTTTGACTTCACCTGGGCGATAAAGCATGTCAACATGTCTCGGCGCGATCCAAGCTTCCCAGGCGATGCCCATGGCCACCCGCGCTTCACTGCCTTCGCTATCGGCTGGCTCGGCGCTTTCCTCTTTTAAAATGTTGGTAACTAGAGCGATGTCCCGCGTGATCTCGGTCAAATGCAAACCCGGCGTACGCGCATCGTCGCTAGGACTGCCATACAGAGGAATCCGATACGGTATCGGTGTGATTTTCGGCATGGCTGTCCTTTACGGTCATGACTCTTCGCTGATTTTGACGGCGAAAATTTTCAGACCAGGGTT